TTAGGGGTAGCAGATGATGAAATCATACCTGCGCTAGATAAACCAGTAATAACTGGTGAACCTGAGATAGTAGGACTTGTTAAAGTTTTGTTAGTTAAAGTTTGTGTAAGAGTATCAAGAACAACATTTCCAGTAGCATCAGGCAGAGTAATAGTTCTATCGGCTGTTGGGTCTGTAACTGCTAAAAATGTTTCATGTGCATCAGCAGTTGAACCTTCAAAAGTAATACCATTATCGCCAACTTGACCACCAGTAATAACTGGAGAGGTTAAAGTTTTATTAGTAAGTGTTTGGGTTTTAGTTGTACCGACAACACTGCCATCACCTGTGGCTAAACCGTGAACATGCGTTTGATTAGCAAGGTCTAATATGGCTTGGTCTGCATCATAACCACGAGCAGCAATATGTGTTTGCTCCTCACGGAAATCTCTACCAGATACACCGTGTCTTACTACAGCACCAGCAGCATGGGCTACAGCCTGAGTGCTGTCTTCGCCACGGGTTACAGTAAGTGTTGTACTGCTTGCAGCAGTAACCGTTACAACTTCTTCTTTAGAAGTATCAGGGTCAACAATGAGTGTAAACGGAACTGATGGGAAACCGCTAACTGATGCAACAATGAAGGATGTGTTTGACTGACCTTGTGATTGTGCTGGTATAGATGATTGAAGCGAAGTTTCTACTGCGGTTGAGGAGAAATTCCGCTTGGGAGTACCTGGGTCGCCTGCTGCCATTGTTTACCTTATCTCTGATAGTGTGAGCGAATTGGATGTTGACGGCGTTGATTATCCGCAACTTCGTTAAGTCTTTGTTGATAAATGTTGTACAAGAATCTAGCGGTATTTTGACCAGAACCTGTAGGTCTTACGCCATCTAATATATCTGCTGCTGCAGATTGAGGACCAAGGCGTGAAGGGTCCAAAAATGAAATCATACGAAATGCTGCACCATAAATAACTACATCTTCTGAGTATGATGGAAAGCCTGTGGTGGTTTCGTAGTCATCGCTATTGTTGCTTAATAGTGTTGGGCGCTTGCTATAAGAAACATGGACTGTTTGCCCAGGAACAATCTCTGAATAAATTGAAAGACTCTTACCATTGCTAAAAGCATCAGTATCTGCAGTTCTATCTAATTGCCAACCACGAGCAGGAAACCACTCTTTAGATGGACCAACGATAGAGTAAGTTACGCTTAAAACATTTTCTACTGCAGCAGGTATTGAATAAGAAAATCTTGCTGCTACATAATCAAAGTCATAAGAACCAACTGCAAAGACTGATGGATACATGGCATTGATAGTATCGTTAATGGCATTTTTAATTTCTTGCCGTGGGAATAATGGACCTACTGTAACCTTAGCATTAGCACTATGTGCTGCAGCAGTAGTACCACGCTGTGCTCTACCCCAAGGAGAGATAGTTAAAGTGTTAGCCACATTATCTGTATTGTTAACAAATACAATTTCATCATCAACTTGTATGTATCCACGACCAATTACTGAAGCATCATAAACAGTCATGCTTGTTGTAGCGCTAGTAGCACTTGTGGTAAGCCATGTTGTTGGTTCAGTATTTTCCGTGTAGCCATGCAATACTGCCTCTACACGGTCTGTTAATTGAGCGAAGGTACTCATAGGTCTATACTCCTTAAAGCATCAACGGCTGACAGACCAGAGGTACCAGCAATCTCATTACATACGGCATTTAAACCTTTATAGTTATTAGGTTGGCGAGCGCTATCTGCCTTGATATTAAGAGCACCAATAAGTCCTAAACCAGAGGTACCAGCCCACGCATTAGCAGCCCCTACAAGGGCTTTGTAAGCCGTCATAACAGGGTATGTGCCACCGTTGGCTACACGATTCATCTCGCTTGTCAGCGTGCTTCCTGCGACCCCCTGAGCCATTATTTGCCCTTCTTACTCTTGCGTGCTACAGCAGCGTTGTCCACAAGGTTGGGATACTTCCGACCCGCAGCCTTTGCACGAGCCTTGGCAGCAGCCTTCTGTGCAGAAGTCAGTTTTGTAGATGTACGCTTTGGATTCTTCTTGTCCCAAAATGCTTTCCCTTTCACCATTTCACCTTATCTGCCCAATACGCTGCAGACATTTTGCCTTTAGCAATATTTTTGGCGTGACGAGCCTTAAAAGATTTTTGTCGTGCTGTTGGTTTTTTATCTCCACTAACACCTTGTTGACCAAAGCGGATAGTCTTAACTTGGTTACCCTCTTTGGCTACTACTACATGTGATTTAGTTGGATGACTTGGTGTGCGCTTTGGTTTATTAAAACCTGATACACCTGCTCTAGCGAGCCGTGAGTCCCTTTTGCTTGCCATACTCTCCATACTTTCCTAAGACTGCTTTGATACTTCCATCTTTACGCAGTCTTACTACCATGCCATTTTTAATTTGTACTGCACTAAAACCATCATGGCGTTTATATTGACCTGATGACATTACTTCTTTTTCTTAGCCATTTTCGCTTCGCTCATTGCAATAGCAACGGCTTGTTTCTTAGATGTTACCTTTGGTCCTTTTTTAGAACCTGAGCGCAAAGTTCCACGCTTGTATTCACCCATAACTTTTTTAACTTTATTTGCTGCTGCTTTCTTTTTCACTAGTCCATATCCTCCTCGTAGTCATCCATCTCTGGCTTCATACCGTATGGTGTTTCACCAATACGATGAATTGGTCTGTTGTACATAGCAACATTTGGTTCTTTAGGAAGTTCTGTAGGTGTTCTTCCACCAACTCCGTAAGGAGTAACTGTTCCAAAACAATTACACTCAATACACATTATTCATCCTCATCTTCATAGATGTCCTCATCGGTAATAGTGGGAGAGGGCAGTCCCCACATCGGCTCAGGGATAATTGGATTACTCATCATCTTCATCTAACATGCGCCGAATTTCATCTTCTGTTGGCTTGTACTCTACCCAAGGTGGATAGGATGCTTTGTCCATAACAAAAGCCATTGCTATATCTGATTTAAAACCTGCCTTGAGCAAAGAGGCGTAATACTCATTAAGCCATATACAGTACATTTCTAGTTCTGTATGTTCTTCGTTTTTAACCGTACGCACCCTTTTTGCAGGTTGCTTTTTAGGTTTACGAGCAGCCATGGTTCCTCCTATGCTCCGTATGCCTTTCCTGTTTTATCTGAGATTTTTACTGCTTTCTCAATTTGTTTCATACTAGTTCCATCAGGTTGTATACCTTGTGCTCTAGCATTTCTATAGGCTTTTAACTCTTTATCCCACTTGCGTGGTGACATGTTTAAACGAGTAGTTGCGTCACCAGGAGTTAGTTGTAAAGTACCAACCTTGCAGCCGAAACATCCTTCAACAAATTCTGGATGTACTTGGCGTTGATGTAGGCTCATGCTGGTGTTATGTATGCTCCGTAGCCTTGGGCTATTAAAGCATCTCTTGTTTCTTGATTAATAAAGTTTTTAGTACCACCCATATAAAACTCCTCAGCAGCCAAAATTTGAGTTTGGCTTGGATACCTGAAAGAAGAGTATACACCGTTTAAACGAAGCACGGATATTCCACGGGCTAGTTTGTAACGGTCAAATAAGGGTGGTCCACCAGCAGGGGTTTCATCTATTGTTGGTGTTGTAAAGTAATAATTTGCCATGGTCCTCCTAATGGACTCACCATAAGGCACTGCGCCGTATTCGCCGTACAAACAGTGCCTTACAGTCAATCAATTACAGAGCAGCGATTGAAGAACCGCTTTCAATGCGATACAACGCTTCCTCACGGTAACGGCTCCATCCAAGGACTCCGTACCAACCGATTGGGCGGAAACGCATTAACTTATCGGTGATAGGTCCGATAACTACGCCTGGCTCTTGTGACACGGCTTCTGCCAATGCTTGCTTACCGCAAAGAATTGTACGGAATACACGAGTTACAGGAGTTACAGTTACAACAGTTGTAGCAGTTACTGCTGCTGTGTTAGCAGTATCAACAGTAATTGTTGTTGTTGAACCAGAAGTGCTAATTGCAGAAATCTTGGCACCTGAAGCGATACCTGTTCCAGCAATTTTATCGCCAACCTCTGAACGAGTTGCAACTACTGAAGAAGAAGCAACACCAAAAGTGAAGCCTGCTGAAGTACCTGCAACGGTTACTGCGGTTGTAGCAAGAGCAGTTTGGTCTGCACCATCTTTAGCGGAGTACATGCGTGGGTTCTCTACGAAGAAAGCACCCTCATAAGTTCCGATGGTACCTGCGAATAGGTTACCAAGTGATGCGTCAGTGTGTGCGTGGGTGTCACGCCATCCGACAGAGCCTGACTCTGCACGAAGGTCATGTGATACCTCTGGGTGAATTCCTACCCAGTATAGGCTTCCTGAGCGAGGAACAGCCTTGTTTGAGCGTAACTTAGCAACAGCCTTGCGGATGTCAGCAGAATCAAGAGTTGCTGCTGCTGAAATAGTTGCAGTGCTTGTAGCGGTTGCGCCTGAATAAATAACATTTGAACCTTGACGAAGGGTGGTTTGTGCCACAATGTCAAGTGAGTCAGCCATGTTAAATGCGATGATGTCTGCAACAGCAGGGTCAACATCTGATAGTGAGAACAACTGTAGTTTGCGAGTTACAAGTGATGCGTTACCGTACTCGTTTAGAGTAACAGATACGGTATCAACATCGCTCAGTGCAACTGCATCTGGGTCAGTTGTTTCTGTGAGTGTAGAAGTAGCAGCAGCCAAATCGTTGTAAAGTGAGAATACAACGGATGACCCTGGCATTGCCTGTTGTACAGGCTTTTTATCCGCAACAGCACGAATCATCGGCTGAGCACGGAGGGCAAATTCAACATAGCGGTCATAAGCGGTCTTTACTAGACCACCTAGTGCCGAGGTGTCGGTATATGCCATTAGGTTCACCTCCTAGTGAGTGGGTTGATGTATAAGTTTTTAATTCAAACCAAGGAGTATGTCTAAGTCCTCTTTACTTTTAGCATTAGCAATCTTTGCAAAAGCATCTTCGTCAATATCTGGCGCAGTGCCAGTGGCGACCATGTTGTTGATTCTTGCTTGTGCTTTAATTTCAGGACTTTTTTCTGCAGGCTTTTCCTCTACTTGAGTTTGGATTCCAAATACATCGCCATAATCCTCAACCCATTTGGCAAGAGCCTCATCTGTAGGCTCAATGTCTTGTGGTATGAGTGTGGCAATCTTTGGGTTTAATCCCTTAGCCTGTAGTACATCCTTGACAGTACGCTGACGAGTCTGTGATTTAAGACCTGCCAACTCCTGTTCTAGTTCTTTTGCACGCTTTTCAAGTGTGCGATTGACTTTTCGGAGTTGACTAACAACATCAGTTGTTGTGTCGTTATCTTCATCGTCATCGTAGTAATTGGTAGCCATCTACCTTCTCCCTTTCGTTAGTTGTATTCGCAATCCTCGTATTAGTTCGGGGAAACTATTACGGCTATTGCTACCAGACTTTTACGCCCCCCTGGGCTGGTTGGTCAGGGTGGGGATTCTATTTGTTTGAGTCAGAGATAAATTTTAAAATAAATCCATCATCATCTGATTCAATCCATGTTTCATCATAACCTGCTTGGCTCATATTGACATCCATCCAATGTATTGTGCATCTGGATTATCTTTAAGCCATTGTTCTCTTAATTGGTTTTGGTATTCCCAATCAATGTCATGTTCATTTTTTTCAGACATTTACGCCAGTACCAAGACTTGTAGCGGTTACGCCAGAGCGAGCACGGAAGCGAGAAACTTCACGCTGTGCTCTTTGTTGCGAAGCAAGTATTGCCTCTGGAGAGCCTTCAATAACAGCACTCAATGCTTCTTGCTCATTATATGTTGTGCCTTCAATTTGGCTCAAGCGTTGTTGTTCTTTACGAAGTTCTCCTGCTTGACCAATCTTTGCTTGCATTTGAGCCTCAGTTAATTTAGCGTAAGGTTCAGTACCAACAATATTTTCTGCAGTAGCAGCAGTAATATCTGGCATTTTAAATCCAGCAGCACGACTTAAACCTACAAAGGTTGCAGCCTTAGCCTGCTTTTGAATTAGTGACAAAGCCTTCTCTGGGTCAAGAACATAGGCTGTTAAGTCACCTTCGCCTATAGCGTAAAGGTCTACTAATTGTTGTTTAATTGATGGGTTAAGGGTACGAGCCAAATCTTGACCTACCTGTAAACGGTCTTGATATTCTTTAGCAGATACTTGCTTAGCAATTAAGTTACCAAAGTCTTCTGGGTTATCGTAGAAACCTTTTGGCAAATCAAAAAATCTAGCGGTTTGTATCATGGCATTTTCTATGCGGGTGTATTCATCTTCACTAATAGTACGACCTATCTTACGCAAACCTTCCATGCCAGGAAAGCGTGTTTTGTATGCTGGTTGGTCATACATACCCAACAAAATCATTTCTTCAGAAGTATCTTTTAAAATTTCTGCATCAATATAACTGGCAAGTCCTTCAAGATTGTAAGGTGCTAACATGGCAGTTAACTTATCTTTAGCCTTGATTTGAGAAGCAACTTTTGCTGCTGCTGCTTCTGCTGC